ATGTTATCCTAACAATTCCTAATCCAAATAAAAGTGAAACGAAAAAACCATTCATTCGTGTGAACGCAAAAGAAAAATGGAGAAATGATAAGTTTATAATGAAACAAACTTCATAGTTTTCTTTATAAATAAACGTAACAGGAGTCTAAGATGGCAACACCAACCGCACATAGAGATGCACAAGGTCAAAATAACATAGATCGTAATGTGCGGCAGTATAAAGACTTAGACTTATTTTTTGCAAAGAAAAGTGGTTCAAAAGATATAAGAAAAGTTACAGATATACAAGCTGTTAAAAGGTCTGTTCGTAATCTTGTTTTACTTAATCATTATGAGAAACCCTTTCATCCAGAGATTGGTTCTGGTATCAGGGATATGTTATTTGAAAATATGAGCACGATGACAGCTATTATTCTTGCAAGAAAGATAGAAGATGTTATTGAAAATTTTGAACCAAGAGTTAGACTTATCAGTGTTCGTGCTGACCCTAATTTAGATCGTAATGAATATGAAGTGACTATTGAGTTCTTTGTTGTTAATACTCCTACTGAACTCGTTGACTTAACAGTATTTCTAGAGGTATTACGATAATGGCCACAAACGACAAAAGATTAGAAGTAACAGAATTTGATTTTGATGATGTAAAAGATAATCTCAAAATATTTTTAAAAGCACAAGACGAATTTACGGACTATGATTTTGAGGGTTCTGGTATGAGTACATTGTTAGATGTTCTTGCATACAACACTCACTATCTTGGATTTAACGCAAATATGCTTGCCAATGAAATGTTTCTGGATAGTGCGTCACTAAGATCAAGTATTGTTTCTCACGCAAAAACATTAGGTTATGTTCCATCTTCTGCGAGAGCTGCAAAAGCAACAGTAGATGTAACTCTTAATACTACTGATTCTACTGCAACTATGCCAGCTGGAACAGTTTTTAATACAACAGTTGATGACACTACTTTTCAATTTTCTACTATAGAAGCTTTTACTAAAACTAACACTGGTAATAGTATTCCTTTTGTTGGTGTAGACATTTATGAAGGGACATTTATTACTACACGTTATACTGTAGATTCCTCTGACATAGATCAAAGATTTCTTCTTACAGATAATAGAGCGGATACAAGTACTTTAATTGTTAAGGTACAAACAAGTAGTACCGATTCAACTTCTACAACTTTTACAGAAGCAACTGATATAACGCAAGTTACTTCTGGTAGTAATGTTTTCTTTTTACAAGAAGTTGAGGCTGGATTGTTTGAAGTATATTTTGGTGATGGTGTTATTGGTACTGCTCTTTCTGATGATAATATTGTTATACTTACATATGTCGTATCTAATAAGACTGCAGCCAACGGAGCTTCACTTTTCACAAATGCTGCAACAATTGCTAGTGTTACAGATGTATCAGTTGTAACCGCTGCAGCTGCAAGTGCTGGATCAGAACCAGAAAGTCTTACGTCTATTAAATATAATGCACCTCTAGATTTTGCATCACAAGGAAGATGCGTAACATCAGAGGATTATAAAGTTTTTGCAAAAAGGTTTTTTACTAACACGCAATCAGTTCAAGTCTTTGGTGGAGAAGCTGGTTCCTTTGATACAAGTTTGGGTGTTGTCGATACTCCAGAATTTGGTAAAGTTTTTATTTCCATAAAGTCAACCACAGGAAACAATTTAACTGCAACAGAAAAAACTCAATTAGTAACAGACCTTGCTAAATTTACTGTGGCATCTATCACTCCTGTTATTGTTGACCCTCAAACCACAAAACTTATTTTACAAACAACATTTCAATTCGACTCAAGTAAAACAACTGAAACTGCCTCAACATTAGAAACTAAAGTATCTGATGCACTAATTTCTTTTGATACTGATACTCTTGGTCAATTTGAGGGTATGTTCAGACATTCTAAAGTAACAGGTCTTATTGATGATGTTGATACTGCTATCACAGGTAATATTACAAATGTAACTCTTGCTCATGACTTAACTCCAACAATAGGTACGGCAACATCATATACTATACAACTTAATAATAAATTGTACAATCCTCACGATGGACACAATAAAACTTCTGGTGGTATTTTATCTTCTACTGGATTTAAGATTAGTGGAGATACTACTAATGAAATGTTTTTCGATGATGACGGTAGTGGTAATTTAAGAATTTATTATATTGTTGCTGGTGTGCGAGTATATCAAAGTTCAACAGCTGGAACGGTAGATTATGCTAATGGTAAAATTACAATTGGTAGTGTAAACATTACAACAATATCAAATGTGGATGGTGCGTCTTCCTCTATTATACGAATAACTGCTATTCCTGATTCCTTAGATATTGTTCCAGTTCGTAATCAGATATTAGAAATAGATTTTGTTAATACTACCATAACAGGAGTATTAGACACAGTTTCAACAGGAGATTCATCAGCAGGGACAGCATTCACACCAACGTCAAGTTATACAACACCATCAGGTTATTAATCAATGGCACCTTTAGACAGTGGATATTCCTCAGACCTAACTACAAAGATAAGTCCTTTAATAGAAGGTCAAGTTCCTGACTTTGTACAAGCAGACCATGCTCTATTTGTAAAGTTTCTAAAATCTTATTATCAGTTTCTTGAGGCTGGTGAATTAAGAGTCACTGTCAATATCGATAATCTTCTTTTAGAATTAGAAACACCTTCTAAAGTATTAGATGTAAATGGTGAACAGATTGTATTAGAAGATGGTACTCTTATAACTGGAGAAACAGTAGGAACGGATGGTAAGTTTGTTGTAGGCGAAACGATTACTGGTTCTACTACTAAAGCAACAGCCACAATTCTTGTGGATGATCTTGGTAACTCAAAAACGCCAAGAATGTTTATATCATCACAACAACAATTTCAAACAGGCGAGACTATTACTGGTGGAACTTCTGGTGCAACTGGAACAGTAGATAGGTATAGAGGAAATCCTATACAAAATATACAACAACTTGTCGAATACGCAAACGTAGATAATACGATATTTGATTTTCTAGATCAATTACGTGAATCGTTTATGAACGCAATACCTAATGATCTTGCAACTGGTATTAATAAAAGAAATCTTACAAAAAATATTAGAGAACTTTACAGGGCAAAAGGAACATCCGAAGGTCATAAGACTTTTTTGAGAATGATACTTGGTGAAGATACTGAAATAGTATATCCAAATAAATTTATGATGAGATCATCTGATGGTAATTGGGTAAGTGCAATTATTCTTAGATGTTCGCCTGGTGTAAATGCTGTATCAACGGAAATTATAGGAACAACAATTACTGGAGCTAGTTCTGGAGCCACTGCTGTTGTATCAAATTCATTGAATACTGCTGAAGCTGGAGAAGCAATAGTTGAGTTTGAGTTAAACCCAGATTCTATAGTTGGAACTTTTACTGATGGTGAAACTATTACAGGAACGTCTACGGTACAAGATGTTTCTATGACATTTACAGTTAGAGGAATAGTTACAACTTTTAATGTATCAAATGATGGTATTCTTTATGATGTTGGAGACACAGTTAATTTAGATACTCAAACTGCAATAGGTAATGGAGAAGCTACAGCAGAAGTTATATCAGTTAAAAGAGGTAGTGTCAGTGGTGTTAGTATAGATGATGCTGGAACTAAATTTGATGTAGGTGATGCTCTTACCTTTACAACCACAGAGACAAGTACGAATACGAAAGATGCAACTGGTTTTGTTTCTGTTATCGATGGTTCATTAATAATAGACGGTACAGATTCCTCTGCATCAGATGCTGGTAAACTTTTAGTTATTGAAGCAGGGACTATTACACAACTTGAAGATTTTCAGATTGTATTAGATGGTGGTGGAACTGAAGCTACTGCTGTTGTAAATGGTGCAACTACTTCTAGTACGACAGTAACACTTGATGGAAACTCTGGTACAATTGTAGTTGGTATGAATGTATCTGGTAATGGTATAGAGCGAGCTAGAGGGATTACTGTTACTGCTGTGGCATCACAAACCTCTATTACAATTAGTACTGCATTATCTTTAACAGATAACATAAACTTATTCTTTGATAATGTTGCAGATGGTGAAGGAGATAATCTTGTATTAGATGGTATAGATAGTTCTTCTACTCACGCTGGTAGTAACATTATATTAAATCAAAATGGTTATGATCTCCCAGAAAGTTTAGACACATACGGAACAGAGACAGATTCTTTTGCCCTTGAAGAAGGAACAATTGGAACTGGAGAGATTACTAGAATATTTTTAAGTGATGGCGGAGAAGGTTATTCATTATTACCTACAGTATCAGTTACGACAAACGGTGGTACAGGTGCAGCTCTTCTTGCAACAACAAGTGACATAGGTGCAGTTGATGAAGTTGGAATAACAAATCAAGGATTTAAATATACTCAAGCACCAGCCGCACAGTTTAGAGCAAATTTTGTTGTTAAGGATGTAACAGGAACTTTTTTAACTACAAATACTCTTACCACTCATACAGGAACAGTTAGAGGTTATAATTCTACAACTCAAGTTTTAGAAGCAGATTTCGAGGATGTTGTAAGAGTCACTATGGAAACTAGTGATACCGAAAATATACAACTAGAAGATTCACTTTTTATTTTAGGTGACAGACTTGGTGAAACTGATTTCAAAATAGATAATCAGCTTGCAATAGAAGAACAATTAGTAGATGAGAATGGAGATAACCTTGTACTTGATTCTGCATTTGAAGGTAAGCAACTAGATTACTTTGTTATAGAATCTGGTACAGATAATGAGAGTGATGGTTTTCTTGTAGATGAAGATACAAGGATTGGTGTGTTTTTACATGAAGGACTAGACCATTCTGCAATCGCATTAGAAACTGCACCAGGCCGTGGTGTTGGTTCTGTTGATCCTACAAATGGTAGAGACTCTTATGATAAGTTAATATCAGAACAGAATGGTGACTTATTAATTTTTGAAACAACAGGATTATCTACAGAAATATTTTTTGAATCAGGAAATCATGCAAGAGATAGATTTGTTACAGAAGAAAGTAAAGCTGTTGCAACAAGAGATGGTGCTGGAAATAATCTTTTAACAGATGGTTTTATAGAACAAGGTATTGAGAACGAAGTACGTATTCTTTTAGACGGAACTGATGCAAGTGGAACCAATGCTGGTGACAGTATTATAGGAGAGAATACTGGTAACTCTATTGTGTTAGATGGAACTGATGCTAGTAGTTCTAATGTCAATGATCTCCTTTTAAGTAATGTTGAAGCTCTTAGTGGAAGTATTGCTTTAAATGGAACTGACTCTAGTTCTACTCATGCTGGTGATAACA